CCGAATCCGGCGCGTCCCAGGAGACGCTGAACTCGTAGATGCGCTGCGCGCCGACGAGGCCCGATCCGATTTCGCCCTCGATCTGAACGGTGATGAGGTCACCGACCTCGAAGGCGTCGATCGCTGTATCGCGTGTCGGCGTAATGTGAATCATCGAGAGCGGCTGCGCGCGCAGGTAGAGCTCCATTTGCCAGAGCCGTCGGTAGAGGTTGTGCGCGACGAGTGCCTCGGCCTGCGTCGAGTCGTGAATCTGCACTTGCATCCGCACGTCGTAGAGCGCGCGCGAGGCGTTCATCACGCTCTCCACGGTCGTCTCCGGCGGGTCGGGGAGCAGCGGGTCGCTGGCGGTGATGTTCGCCTGCCAATGCTCATCGTCGATCTTCGGCCCGAGGTAGTACCACAGCTTGTTCACCATGTTCGTCATGTTCTCCGTCCAGCGGAACGAGCGGATGTTCCGCGCGCCGGCGCCGTGCTCGAAGATCACGGTCGCCGTCCGGTCGGTGCCAAAGTTGCCGTTGTAGAGGTCGATGCGCCCGTAGTTGTCGAAGCCGTCGAGCTCGATCGGCGTCACGACGATGTCCACTTCTCCGGTCGAGGTCAGGATCGTCGCGAGGTCGGCCATCGTCATCGGCCAGTCCGCCGGCGCGCCCGTCAGGTCGGCGCCGCCGCCCGCGACCGTGCCGCGCTGCAAGCGCAGCGGACCCTCCGAGTCGGCGGGGATCGAGTTCAGCTCGGAGCCGTTCATCATCGCGTTCACGATCGCGGGCCCGGTGACGAAGTCCTCGATGATCGACGGCTTCGAGAAGTTGCCCGGATCGCCGTACTTGCCGCTCGTGTCCGGCGGGTCGCGGACCGGCCGCCACTGCCAGAGCTCGAGCGGGTCGGTCGCGTTGTAGACGGTGTAGCCGGTGTTCTCGTCCACCGTTGTCTCGGTCTGCAACACCTTCCCGTGGAACTGAAGGATGCCGTCGAAGTAGACCTTCAGAAGCGAGTTGACGCCGCCGATCTTGTCCTGCGCCGGCAGCCGGATCGTCGCCGTCCACGGTCGGTTCAGCCGGTGGGTGACCGTCCCCTCGAGGGCGAGGTCGGTCACGTCGATTTCGTCGAGGTAGACCTCGGCGAGACTGCTCACGAAGTCCAGCCGTCCCAGTCAGGATCGGCGGCGTACAGGCCGAAGTGGAACGTCCGCAGCGTGTAGTTCTGGTCGTGCGCGCACTCGAGCTGAACGTCGTGCTGCACTGCCAGGGTCGCGGCCGAGCCACCGTAGGGCGTCCAGGCGAGCGTCCCCGGCAGGAGCGGGTCGAGGATCGAGCGCAGCGCCACGCGGAGGTTCTCCTCCATTGTGTTCCGCACCGCGATCTGCGCCCACCCGCACGGAACGGACTGGATCAGGAACGCGCCGTCGAACAGGATGTGTCGGCCGCCTTCCCAAAAGTTGTGCGAGATACCACCGTGGCCGAACGGCACGTCATCGACCGGCGCCCGGATCGGCGCGCCGGAGAGGCCGATGATTTCGCTGATCCAATACTTGTCGAGGACGCCGACCGTCTGATCGTTGAACGTGATCGCGCCCGCCGGCGTCGTCAGGACATAGGGGGTGGCAACGTCAGGCACTACACGCCTCCGTGGGCCATCGTCGCATCATCGACGGCGCGATGGTGCGTCGTAGAGGGAATCTCGTTCTGGCCGGCGAGCCGGCGCAGGAAGCGAAGGGACTGGCGCTGCACGTCGATCAGCGCGCTCATTTGCGAGCCCGTGGGCCCACGCGGCGCACCCGCCGCTGTCGTTGACGCATCGCGTAGGCCCGTCGTCGGCGTAGCGACCGCGCCGCCGCCGACCGTTCCGGCGACCGCGCTCGTCGGCAGGAGGTTCCCGAGCAGCGTCGCCGCGAACCCCTGCTGCGTCCGCAGGAACTCGAAGTTCGCGGCCGCCATCTCTTTGCGCCGCTCGTCCTGGGCATGGCGCAGGTCAGCGATCGCCTTCCGCTCCTGCTCGATCTGCAACGTCAGCCGTTTCCACTCGACGCTGCCGCGCGATGTGTGTTCGCGCCGCTGGATCAGGTAGTTCATCAGCGCTTGGTGCGCCTGGATTTCCTTGCGCTTGTTGCCGCCGACCTCGGCGATCTGCACGTCGAGCTCGCGGGACTCCTGCTCGCGGTCGCGCCGATCCTGAATCGCCTGCTGACGTGCCTCGGCCTGTTGCTTCGCCTGCTCGCGCTGGCGGGCCTGCAAGTCCTTGATCGAGTTCGTCGTCTGTGCGAGCTCGGTGCGGAGCCGCAGCAGAATCTCGTTGCGGAGCTGCTCGTCCTTGATCCGTGCCGCTGTTGCCGCGATCCACGCGAGGATCACCGCCCGCTGCTGCCGGTAGGCGGCGATGTCGTCCTTCAGCGTGGTCGTCCCCTCGGCAATCACGATCGCAAGCTGCGACTTCCCCTGCGCCGTCGCAAGCTGCGACTCGAACTCCTGCTGCAACGCAGAGTTGATCGCGTTGCGGGTCTGTGCGAGCTCCGTCGTCAGTTGGAGGACGAAGTCGGCGCGCTGGCCCTCGTCGCTGATCGTCCGGCTCGCCTGCCCGATCCACACTTGCAGTTGCGACTCGTAGGCGCGCATCGCCGAGATGTCGTCGCCGAGGCCGGCCGTCCCCTGGGCGACGACCTGACCGATGTTCGCGGCGCTCTGCTTGCGAGTGATGGTGTCGATGAACGCCTGGTCGGCCTTGGCGATCTGATCGGCGAGCTGCTGCGCTGCCTCGTCGAGCGCCCTCTCGATGTCGTCGGCGAGGTCCTTCGCCTGCTGCGCGATGTCCTGCCTGATCCGGCGCTCCTCCTCGAGAATCCCGAGCAGCGCATCCTTCGCCTTCCGGCGCGCCTCGAGCGCCGACTTCGACCGTCCGCCGGTCGCCTCGACGCCATGCTCGGCTGCGGTGACTGCCTGCCGCGCCTTGATTTCTTCCTTCGCGAGAATCCCGAGCTGCGTGCCAAGGCCGGCGCCGGCGATACGCGCGTCCGTGAGTTTCTCGCGGTAGGTGTCGAGCTGATTGTTCGCCTGCCGGAAGTCCACGCGCGACTGCGCGAGCGCCATCCGATTGATGAGCTGGATGAACGAGCCGATAATCCCCGGCCCCGAGCCGACGACGTTGAGTTCTTCCTTCGTGGCCTCCGTCGCCTTCTTTGTGCCGAGAACGTAGTCCTCGAGCGCCTTGATCGCCTCGACGGTACTGAGCGAGAGGACGCCCCACACCTTCGACATCGTGCTCGCCGAGTGGGCGTGCTTGTCCGAGGCGCCGGCCGCCTTCTCGTTGCTCGCGCCGAGATGGTCGAGCAGGCCAGCGAGTTCCTTCACTGGCTGAAGCAGATCGTTCAGCGTCTTCACGAGGTTGACGACCGCCGGCAGGACGATCGTGCCGATGCTGCCGCCAAGGTTCTCGAGGTTCGCGCGCAGGATGCGCTCCTGCTGCGCGAGCGAGCCCGCACGCGCCGAGGCTGCGCCCTGCTGCCTGACGGTGTCGGAGAGCAGCAGGTTCACGCGGGCGCGAATCCGGTCCTCGCGGGTGAGCTCGTCCGTCTGCTTCTTACCCGTCTCGCGCAGCGCCTCTTGGTTCACGCGCGCCTGATTCAGTTCGACCTGATAGGCGCGCAGACCACGCGAGTTGCCGACAAGGCCGAGCAGGATCGCGTTCAGCGTCTTGTCGATGCTCACGTCTTGGAACGCCGCCATGTCGGCGGCCAGCTTGGTCAGTTCCTCGGCGAAGTCGGCCGATTCCTTTTGCGCGATCCCGACGCCACGGAAGACGTTGCCGATCCGGCTCTCGAAGCTAAGCGCCTGCCGTGTCGAGAGGCCGAAGGCGTCCGCCATCTTCTCGGCGTTCTCGGTCAGTTCCTTCGCCACATCGGCGCCGAACACCTTTTGCGTTCGAGCGAACGCCTCTTGCTCGCTCGACGCCTCATGGATCGACTTCGAGAGCAGCGTGACGGCAGCCGCGCCGATCAGGAACGACGACGACGCGGCGAGGGTCGCGCCGCGAATCCCGGTCAGCGACAGGGCGGTCGCGCCGGCACCGCGAGCGAGCTGTTCGTGCGCTCGGGCGTCGGCCACCGTGGCCGCTGCGTCACGCAGCTTCGCTGCCGTCGCCTCCACGGTCGCCTGCGCGGCCTTCGCCTGGACCTCCGCGAGCCTCAGCGTCTCGGTCGCGCCGGCGATCAGCGCCTTGTTCTCGACTGACTGGGCGGCAACGAGCGCTCGCTTCGCAGCCACCTGGGCAGCGTCAGCGGCCCGCAGCTTCGCCTTCGCGGCGGCGAGCTCGGTCGTCGTGGCCGCGCTCGCCGACTCGATCGCGTTCAGTTTCGCGGTCGCGGCCGCCGCGAGCTCCTGCGCTTTCGCGAGGTTGACTGCTTCTTTCGCGGCGAGCGCATCACCGACGGCTTTCTTCTGCGTCGCCGCCGTCACGCCGACGGTCGCCGCTTCCGCTTCCTTCAGCGCCGGCAGCCCCGTCGCCGTCGCGACGACGGAGACGGGGACGACGATGCCTTCGGACGCCTTCGCGAGCTCGGCCAGGAGGGTCGCCCGGAAAGCCTTGGTGTCCGGGCGAATGATGATCGACGCTTCGCCGATGTGTTCGCTCACCGGGCGATCCCTCCTACTCCGGCCATCATCTTCTGTAGCTCCGCGAGCGCCCTGTCGTTCTCGGATGGCGCCGGTGCGGCGTCCACCTGGGCGACGAGCGGCTCACCGGCCGCGATGATCCCGAGCGACTGCTCGGCCTGCTCGATCGCTCCCGGCATGGAGAGGCCGGTCTGCATGTAGCCCTCGATGAGCAGCGCCCACGCGGCCGAGAGGAACGCTTCGAGGTCGAGTCCACGAGGCGCGCCGCCGGCTAGGACGATCCGCCCGTGGATGAGCTGTCGGTTGTCCCGTCCCCACCCGTAGAGGCGACGGGCGGCATCGTAGGGAGTCCCGACACCAGCTCGAACGCCTTGCGCGAAATCGCCATGATTTCGCCGTACTCGACCGGGTCCTCCTCGCGGGCGCGGAGCTCGCGCCAGCGGTCAACGGCGCCATTGTGATCGTCGATCAGCAGGCAGAGCCGGTTCTCGGCGAGCGTGACCACGTCGGAGTAGGTCGGCTCCTCGACCTCGAGGAACGCGCGGTCGAGCTGCTCAATCTCGTTCATCACTTCCGGGCGGACACGCTGGATCGTGAACGTCTGTCCACGAATGACGAAGTCGCGATCTTCGTTCTTGCGCGCCTCGTCGAAGTCGATCAGGGCCATGAGGGTTGTTCCTCCCTTTCAGTCGGTGTAGCCGTCGAGGCTGACACGGATTCCGAGCGTCCAGCCGACGCAGCCCCCCGAAGGCTGAATCGCGCGGGCGCCGTCCCAAAACACTTCGCCGCACAACTTAAACAGGTCGCCGGACCTCCACAACGACTGCAAGTGATTCCAGAGCGCCCACACGTCGGCGTTCGTCTGCTCGGCAACGGCCTGAAGCGAGTCCGCCGGCGGGGTGTCCGCCGTCTGCGGCTGGCAGCGGGTGATGCTGATGGTCAGCCCCACATGGTTGATGCTCCCGCCGATCTTGCGTCCTGCTGCGAGCCCTCCGGGCGCGAGCGGCGCGTCGCTGATCGGCGTCGCGTTCACGGTCAGTTGCGGGCAGCAGTCGAACGCCGGCTGCCCCGGTGAGACGAAGTTTCGCTCCGGGGCACCCTCGAGCCCCGGAGCGAACGTAGGCACAGTGTCGAGCGCCTCCACGGAGGCATCGAGCAGCTCGACGCAGAGCGCGTGCAGATCGCCAATGTCGGCCATCAGACCATCCCGAACTCGTGGAGCGCGTCCGTGAGCGCCGGCCCGAACCAGACGTGTTCGCGCTCCTCTTTCGCGGCCAGGTACTTCGCGATCTTCCCGTCGTCGGTGTGCACGATCGCCTCGAGCTCGCCGGCGACTTGCTGGACACGGACGCTGATGAAGTCGGGGAAGTTCCTGGTCGCGGGGACGATCACGGCGGCGTTGTCCCGCGCGTGCGTCGCGACGCGCTGCGCGAGTAGGTCAACGCGCCGACCGACGGGCCCGCCGAGCGTGTTCAGCAGTTGCTCGAGCGCCGCCCCGTAGAGGACGATCTTCGCCACTCACGTCCCCAAGTGCTGCGCGTAGCGGCGGGACATCGACGGCGACCAGAAGACGGGCCGGCGCATGAGCCCGGTCGGGTTGTAGGCGTTCAGGAACGCATCGACCGAGGAGAGGCCAGTGTTCCAGCCGCGCTGCACCCCTTGTCCGCCACGCTCGAACGCCCACGAGATGAACTTCGCCTTCTCGATCGTCACTCCCTGTCGGACGATCCGCACGGTGCCGCTCGGAAGCGCGCAGTCGCCGGCGGCGTCGTTGCCAGGGCAGGACTTGTAGAGCTCGCACGCGAGCTGCGCCGCCGCTGCAACGCCAATCGCCGGCGGCTCCATGCCGTAGGAGTAGGTGACAGAGAAGGTGCCGTCCTCGGTGTCCTCGAGGGCGAGGTTCTGGCATCCGGGCCAGGAGAGCGCCGTGTCCGGGTCGGCCGGGTCGCGGACGCGGGTGAGGTAGCGGTTCGCGTCCACGCGGTAGGTGTTCGGGTCGATCACGTCGCCGTTCACCTTCACTTCGACGATCGAGACGATCGGGTAGCCGCCGAGCTTCACCCGCGACAGAGAGCTGCACCCGCACGGGGAGTCGTTGCAGAACCACGAGTCGTTCTGGTAGACGAGATGGCCTCGGGAGAGGACTTGCCAGCCGCAGCCGCAGTTCGTCCAGCAGGGGCGCGCCTTCTGCGAGCAGATGCCCGCGAACTGCCTGCCGGACAACTCGTAGAGGAGCTCCTGCGCCTGGATCGCGTAGTCGTCGAAGATCGTGCCGTCGGAGGTTTCGACGGAGCAGCAGTCGGCTACGTCGTCGCCGATCAGCCAGGGGGAGCAAGGCGCGATCTGCTCGCCTTCGACGTTCTGGACGGGAGAGGTAGCCGAGCTCGTCGCCCCGCCGGCGTCGAAGAACACGATCTGGTACCAGAGCTCGTCGGTGTCCGAGGCATTTGCGGTCGTCAGGTTCCGCGCGACCGGATTCGCCGGGTCGGAATCGACCGGGACGAGGGCGATCGTGTCGATCAGGACCCACGGCCCGGACGGCGAGGGGGCTTCGTAGACCTTCGCCTCCGTCCAGGGCGTCGCGTCGTAGCGTGGCGCTGGCCGGTAGTCCTCGAAGGTGATGACTTGGCTCATGGAATCATCCCCGTTTCCGTTCGGTGGATACGGCCATCGTGACCATGCCCGACGCGGGGGCGTGGGTTGCGATGAATCCTCCCATGCGGCCCGGTCGGAAACAGCTTCGTCGATGTCAGCGGCAGCGCCTCGTCGAGCTCGCCCGCCGGCGTGATGCCAAGGTGCTTCGCGAGGCTGAGCGCGATGGCGGTGTCGGTTTCGCTCGCCGGCGTGATCGTGACGTGGATCGGCAGCGCAAGGGCGTGCGCTGTGTCGGTTTCGGATGCGGGGCTGATCGTGACGTGCTTGTCCGCATCCAGGGCTTGTGCCGCGTCCGTTTCCGTCGCCGGCAAGATGGTGACGTGCTTGACGTGGCTGAGCGCGACAGCGGTGTCTGTCTCGAGCGCCGGATCAATCGTGATGTCCTGCTCCGAGCCCTGCGTGAACGTGACCGGCTGAGCCGCGTCGGTTTCGACAGCGGTGTTCAGCGCGACGTGCTTGTCAGCGTCAAGCGCCTGCGCCACGTCGGTTTCGGTGGCCGTCGCCAGCGTGACGTGCTTGTCCCGGTCGAGCGCCTGAGAGGCGTCCGTCTCAGTGGCGACCGCCAGGGTGACGTGCTTGTCCTTGTCGAGAGCCTGCGCGGTGTCCGTCTCCGTCGCGGGCGTGAGCGTCCTCTGTCGTGTGTGGGTGAGCGCCTGCGCCGTATCGGTTTCCGTCGCGGGCGTGATCGTGACGAAATGCGTGTGCGTGCTGGTGAGCGCCTGTGCGGCATCCGTCTCGGTGGCCGGGTCGATCGTGACGTAGTGCGTCGCGTCGGCCGCTGTGACGACATGGAGCTCGTTGATCGAGGCGACGTTCCAGTGAAGCGGCGTGTACCGGAACAGGCGGCGCTGCGGCGAATACTTTGTCGCCGTCGCGTCGATCCCCGGCACCGCCTGGCCCGCCGCCGTCCCCGTGTGCGACGACTCGTTCGCACCCCCACCGCTGAGGTCGGCGACGGTATCGCCGGGAACGCTCGTCGGCAGCCACAATCCCTTCAGGTGCGCCGCGTCCTGCGCCTTCCAGTTCGTCGGCGTGCGGTCGTTGAACAGCGATGCGATCTGGTCGTCGGTGAGCACGCTGTTCCAGACGGCGACGATCGCGATGTCACCGTCCCACCCCTGGACCGTGTCCGCGCTGCACCCGATCTGCCCGCGCGTGATCGGCACCGACGAGTTCGCGACCGTCCCCGCGCTCACCGTCTTCTGAATGAGGCCGGTGGCGAGGTCGCGCAGGCGCAAGTCGATTGACACCGTTCCGGTCGCCTTCGTGACCGTCGCGAGATACCAAGTGTTCAGCGTGAACGCTGCCGACGAGCCGGTGAGCGTGTTGTCCATGTAGGCGGACAGGACTTGCGATCCGTCCGACACCATTCCGTAGCGGACGGTCGTGGATGCGCCCGCCTGGAAGATGCTGCGGACCGCGACCGTCGCGGCCGTCTTGCGGATGATCGCCGCCATCGTGCCGGGGCCGAAGGCAAAGCCGAGCGCGCCGAGGCTGGTAACGATCCGGTCAGGAGTTGCGCTGTTGAAGTTCCGGGCGGCCATGTCAGATCACGTACTGGATGGAGGCCATCGGGTCGGTGAGCGGCGGGCCGTCAGTCTGCGCGGAGGTTCCGCTGTGCGAAGACTCGTTCGCGCCGAGGCCAGTCAGATCGACGAGCGTGGTCGCGGGGTTGTCGTCGGGTCGCCAGAGCGCCTTCAGGTTCGCGGCAGCCACCTTCGCCCAGTTCGCGGGCGAGGGGTCGAGGGCGAGCGAAAGAATCTGAGCGTCGGTGAGAACGGCGTTCCAGACACCCGCGATGTGGATGTCACCGTCGAACGCCGACGCTGTCCCTCCGGTGGCTGTGCATCCGAGTTGCGCCTGCGTGATCGGAACGGAGCTGTTCGCGTTCGTCGAGCCGTAGTCCTGGTGGACTTCCAGGGCGCTGTTGTAGTTGTAGTGGTGGTGCCTCGGAGCGACCGTGCCTGTCGCCTTCGTGACCGCCCACAGGTACCAGACGCCCACAAGGTTCGAGACGGGCGCAGAGATGGTTGCCGTGGCGTCTTTCGCGAACCCGCAGAGCGGGTTGCCACCGCTCTGCGTGAGCAGGAAGTTGTAACGGGCGGCGGTCGATGCGCCTACGCTGATTAGGGTTGACGCATCGGTGCCGGATGGTGCCGTCGTCGCCCGCCCGACGACCGCCATCGTTCCCGGCCCGAACGCGAACCCCGTCGCACCGAGAGACGTAGTGATCTTGTCCACCGCCGAGCGAGTGAAGTGGCGAGCCACTACAAGCCCACCTTCGACCGCGCTATCGGCGCAAGGCCCAGTCCGGGCACTTCGTCCACGGCGAGAGTGCCGAGGTCGGAGGCAGCGTTCGCGCCCCCGCCGCTCAGGTCCTTCTCCGTCGAGCCAGTCTCGTTGCTCGGGAAGTGCAGCAGTCCTTTCAGGTTCGCAATCGCCTGGTTCGTCCAGTTCGCCGGCGAGAGGTCGCGGCTGAGTGAGTCGATCTGCCCCGCCGTGAGCACCGCGTTCCAAGCGGCCCACTGCGCGATGTCGCCATCGAAGAACACGCCGGTTGTCGAGTCCGCGCCGATGTTCGCCTGCGTGATCGGCGAGCTTGAGTTCGCGATCGCCGTACCGCCCACAGCGGAGCGGAGGCTCTCGTAGGTTGAGAGGTTCCGCGCGTAGATGGTCGGTGCGACCGTTCCCGTGTCTTTCGACGCCGCGATCAGATGCCAGGCGTTCGCCGTAATCGTGATCCCGGTCGCGACTGACGTGTTCGCGTTGCAACGGAGCTGCACCGCAAGCCCCGTCGTCAGTTCCAGGCCGTAGGAGGCCGTGTTCGCCACCCCGGCCCCACTGGCAGCGATCGTCGCGCCAGGAGCGGACGCGACTCGGACGACCATCGCGAGCGTTCCCGGTCCGAACGCGAAGCCGAGCGCGCCGAGCGAGGTCGTGATGTAGCGACTCGGGCTGGTCGAGAAACGGCGGGCCACGGCCGCCCGCCTAGCTCATCGCCTCGAGAATCCCGATGTGCGCGGTGAACTGCGTCGTCGCCGTGTTGACGGAGAAGGCGACGGTCGGCGAGAGCGCGTTCGCGGTCGTCGTGTTCACGTTCACTGCCGCCGGCGCGGTCGCCGGGATCATCGTCATGTTCAGGTTGTCCTTCAGCGCCGTCGCGGAAGCGTCGTCGTAGTCGCCCCATATCGCGCGGCCGACCGTGAACGTCGATGCCGCCGTGCCGACACCACGACAGACCGTCCAGAACTCGAACATGCACGTCTGCGTCGTCGAGCCGGCCGTCGGGTCGGGGGCGAACGCTCCTGACGTGGCGAGCGCCGTGCCGGCGACGCCGCCGTAGCGCAACCGAACGGTGATCGTGCCCGGTGTCGTGATGACCGTCGAGACATCGCCGATGATCGTGTAGCGCAGCACGCGCCCCTGGTAGAGATACCCCGCCGGGAGCGAGAAGTCCGGGACCATGATCGTCTCGGTCGTCGTGTTCAGGACCTGCGTGCCGTCGGCGACGATCGCATAGATCGTCTCGTCCCAGGACTGCATCGACGCTCGCGGCTCGAAGCCGAGGATGCCTTCCATGCGCATCCGGTCGCGCCGCTCGGCCTCGAACCGACCGCGCTCGAGCAGGTCGCGGACGTGCGCCGGCGCGCGCTCGAGCGCACCTTCCAGCGGCGACTCCGGGCTGATCCCCCGGATGTGCCAGCCGTTGTCGAGCGAGCGCTGAATCGACATCGGCAGCCCGGAGGGCGCGAGCAGTTCGCCCGCCCGTTCCGGCCTGCCCGTCTTCGGGTCGAGGAGGACGGCGCCCATGTCAGCTCGCCCGGAGGAAGTCGCCCGCGTTCAGGACGACATCATTGCCGTCAGCCGTGACTGCGAAGTCGTGGTAGGTGCACATGACGATGTTCGCGTCCGTGCCGGCGGTCGTGTCCGAGTCGTAACAGATCGCCAGCGCGACGGTGTCCTGGCCGGCGGTCGGGGCCGTCCATGTGACCGCCGGGACGGCGACCGAGTAGCGGTTGTTCGCGTCGTCGGGCGAGGGGAACGCGGCGAGTTGCGCGTCGGTGAGCGTCTTGCGCCCCCAGGACGCGCCCGCCTCGTTCGGTGCGGCGGCGAGGAAGGTCTGAAGGTCGTCGTCGTCCTGACGGTTCGCCTCCGTGTCGCCGACCGAGAGCGGGACAAGGATGAAGGCTGAGTTCGCCGGATCGTTCGACTTCACCCGGTTGTAGAACTCTACGATCCGGCCTTTCGAGATGTTGAAGGTGAAGGCTGCCATTGTTGTCTGCTTTCCTTTCCGGGGAGGGCGGCCGTATCGCGCACACGGCCGCCCTCTCTCTGTCTCAGATCAGCTTGTGGCCGTCACCGCCACCGCAGCGCACTCGGCGGTCGGAGGATCGGTGTCGGTCTTCCAGTAGCCACCCTCGCGGATGTCCTGCCCGTCGGGCGGCCCGTCCCCGTAGGGACCATCGCCCCACTGCTGGTTCGTCCTCGAGAAGCCGGCGACGACCGGGTTCGCGATGCCTTCCTCGAACGTGTTGTCGCCCAGGTGCCACACGGTCTTCGGGAAGACCCAGTGGAACCACGGGTAGGTGCCGTCCTGGCCCGAGCCGACGATGTGCTGCGTCCAGAACTCGAGCGCAACGGCCGGCTCGTCCTCGTCGCAAGCGAGCTGCGACGGGAAGGCGAGTCCGACAACGTCACCGCCGTCGTCGATCGTCTCGGCGCCGAGCAGGAACGCCTGCATCTCCGGCTCGAGCGACGCGGTCGTGAACGTGAACTCGAACCAGTTGAAGCTGTCGTTCGCCTTGAACCGCGAGATTGAGCAACCGCAGCCGTTCCGCACCGAGAAGGTGTTGCCCGTCTCGATGTTCGGCGAGAGCGCGATCGACAGGGGCTTGTCGCTGACGTAGCTGTTGTCGCCGGCGATGACGTTCCCCGCTGCATCGACCCTCGTGAGTCGGACGGCGCACAGCCCGAATGACACTCCACAGTTCGCTGCCATTACTTGCTACCTCCCTTCACGAAGGTCATGGAGTCACGCCGCAGCACGCGGTCCAGTCCACGAGGACGGCCGCCTGCAACACCGTGTCCCACGTTGCGAGTGCGTAACGCTCCGCTCGGAACGTCACCGTATTGAGCTCCCTGTCCATCGACTCAGCGAGCTCAGTGATGACGACGGGCCCGAGCCTGACTTCGACCGGGCCGGTCGCGTAGATGTAGTCCTCGCCGGCTCCGGGGTTGCCTTCACCGTCGGGGACGATCCCCTGGTAGCCGGCGCCGGAGACGACCTTGTTCCCGTTCGCGGTCACGAGCCCGCCATCGGCCTCGGTCAGCCACGGGTAGAGGCGAGAGACGACCGCAGGAGTCGCGTGGATCATGCCCTGCTGGCCGGTCCCGCCGATGGCCTCCTCCAAGTACGCGAGGCCGATTTCGGGGCTGATCGTTCCTGAGCCGAGGATGTCGAGGTTCGAGTCCGAGAGATACGGGTTCGCGACACCGAGGATTCCAGCGGCGAGCCCCTGCTCGACTCCCATCGACTCGCGGGCCTCGAGTGCGGTGAGTGCCCGCTCGCGGAGCGTGCCGGAGCCGAACGTCGAGCATGTCGTCGGGATGTAGACGACGAAGGCGTCGAACGTCGGCAGCGGCGGTGTCGTGCCTTCGTCCTTCACCCGGAACGTGCCCTGGGAGAGCGGCTCCCACAACGACGGCGGTGCATCCGGGTAGCTGTCGATGTTGACGCCGTTCAACCAATGCCCGGAGTCGCGTTCGACCACGACTCCGGGCGTGTTCAGGAGCGAGTAGGGGGGCGCGACCGGACGGGGGCCGTCAAGGTCGAGACGCGGTCCTACTTGCACGCATCCCTCTGGATTTACTCCCATCTATCAGCCTCCCGTCCGGTCAGTCGCTTCCTAGTCGGTGCTTCCTAGTCGCAAGCCCGTGCGCTACCGGCCGGCGGGAACTGCCCGACCGCGCAGAGGTCAGTCGTGACCCAGTAGGCGGCCTGTGCCGGCCCGATCCTGGCGACGTTCTCGAATGACTCCCCGAAAATCTGGAAGTCGTTGGTCGAGTTCAGCGTCGAGTCGCGAACGATCCCGAGGTTGAGCTCGGCCATGTCGAGATGCAGGAAGGTGCCGTTCGGGAACAGCGCCCACTGGATGTTGTCGGGGAACGAGTCGATCGCTGCCGCCGTCTGTGCGGAGTCGGGGAGCTGTGTCGTTCCCGTGCTCGGGCTGTCGAGGTAGTAGGCCGTGTCGATGCCTGCCTCGTTCAAGTAGGCATCGAGGTCGCCCCTCGACTTGAAGCGGTTGCCGTCGATCGTCTGGACGGTGTCCAGCAGGAGGATGTCGAGCGTGACCATCGGCAGAAGCGCGGTGAAGCGTGCGCCACGCGGCATCCGCAGCCGGCCCTTGATCCCCCAGGTGCCCTTGACGATCGCGTCCACGAGGTAGACGAGCGCGGACAGCGTCTCGGCGCCGTTCGTGACGTTCACCGACAGCGCCTTGATCCGGTCGAGCAGGTACTCCTCTGCCGTCCGGGCGTGCGCCGCCATCGTCAGCTCGTTCTCGTGCCTGATCTTCTCAGGCCACGCCATCGCGTTCAGGTTCCCGAACTCGCGGCAGTGCGCGATCACCGTGACCGCCGTGTCCGTGTAGTCCGGGCAGTCGAGGTCCTGACAGGACTTCGTCGCGAACGTCCCGCCCAGTGCGTCCTCGTCCGCCGTGATGACCGTGATCGCCGATGTGATGTCGCCGATCGTCGTCGGAGTCGGAACGCTGATCCCGCCACGGCCGGCGCGGAAGTTCGGCAGGGCGTCCCTGACCGGCCTCGCATCGGTGGCGAGCTGCGGCATCGTGTAGATCGGCTCGAGCGGAGCGCAGAAGCCGCCGGACGCGAGCAGCGCCGACATCGCATCGGCTCCGAGGTACGGGTTGCCGATCTTCTTGATCTTCTCGGCGTTCCCTTCCCAGTCCTTCGCGACCAGCGTGCGGTCGTCGGGGAAGTTGCCCGAGTAGTCGAGCGACGCGACGAGGTACCGATCCTCGCGGCCGTCCGGTGACTTCGACGGGCGGCCGAGCGCGGTCGCCATCGACCGGATCGCGTTCGCCACGTCATCGCCGGACTCGAGCGCCTGACCGGGCGGCGTCGAAGGCAGGAGCCCGGAGGCGACGAAGCTGAGCGGCTTCTTCTCCTCCACGACGATCCTGTCCTCGGCGGGCGCGGGCGGCCTGCGCAGCATCCGGGGCGTCGCGTCGGCGAGGACGAGCTCGCGTGTCTCTGCGGGCGTCTCCTCGACAGCGGCTTCCGGTTCGGGGGCCGGCTCCGGCTCCGGTGCGGGCTCGGGGGCCGGCTCCGGTGCGGGCTCGGGCTCCGCTGCGGGCTCCGGCTCCGGCTCGGCGGCCGGCTCGGGCTCCTCAGCGGGCTTCGGCGGCAGATGCTCGGCCTTGAGCTCCTCGCTGATCTTCGCCTTCTCGAGCTCGTATGTCTCGGCCGCTTCGACGCGACCCTTGATTTCCGTGCGCAGCGCCCTGATCTGATCGGCACCGACGCGGTACTCCTCGATGACTTCCTCGGCGCTGCGGCCCTTGAGGAACTCGGCGTCGTCTGCGTCGATCAGGCCCGCCGCTTCCTCGTGCTCGGCGAGCAGATCGTTCAGTTCCTTGTCCGAAAGCCCTGCCAGCTTGGCCGGCAGCTTCGGGAATAGCCCATCCATGATGTCCTCCGTGGTCGGCGTTCGTGAACGCCGTCACACTCAGGATCGGGCTCGCCGGCTTCGGAGTTCAACCCCGCGCGGCTGAGGGAATCAGTAGCACGGTCGGCGGACGTTGTCCAGAAACACGAAACGGGCCGAAGCCCGTTCCGTGGAGACGCTAGGTGAGTGTGCTCCAATCATACGCCATCGCGTCCTCGGCGAGAAGGAACGCGCAACGATTCACGTCCTTGCCCCAGGAGGCGCGTCGGCCGATGGTGGAGGGAACGCAGTCAGGGTGATCGACGATCGAGGGGACGGTCGCGCGGATCGTCTGCTTCGTCCTGATCTTCCAGTAGCCGGCCATCGCGTCGTCGGAGCGCGGCTCGCCGATCGCGGGCATCCGGGGATTCTCGTCCGCCCAGGCGAGGAACTCGCGCGCCTTCTCGACCGGCCAGAGCACAGCGACGACCGGCAGGAAGCCCCGACGGGGCATGGTGATGTAGCGGTGGCCGTAGCGTTCGGCGCGGAGTGCCAGCACCGAAGCGTCGCGCGGCAGGCGGGCGAGGAACAGGACGACGGGCTCAGCGACTCGCTCGGCGATCAGTTGCAGCGCCGGCACGAAGTTCTTGGCCGGAACGGCGTCGTCCTGAATGACAAGCAGATGCGAGCAGTTAGGCGGGTTTTGCAGGCATTTCTGGTAGCCCGCCCACGGCGACGGCGGGTTCGACGAGTGCTCGACAACTTCCGTTGGAAGTGGCGCGAGAAGTTCCAACAGCCCCGGCAGTAAGTTGGAGCGTGACGGGTGGTGCTGGATACGCGCGACTACTTCGGGTTCCACTTGCCGAGAGCAGCGGCCGTCACCGTGTCCGGCTCGAGCTCGCGTCGAATCATCCGCCTCCGTCTGACGTAAGCAGGTCCCCGAACGGCGAGCTCGGGGTCGTCCTCGTCGAAGTCCTCGACCATGATGAGCGCCTCGATCTGCCCGTCGGCGCTCGCGGCGAGCGTCCGGTGGACGGGGAAGCCGGGGATCGGGACGGCGAGCGAGGCGATCAGCTCGAGCGTGCCGTTCAGCATCCGCCAGTCGCCCGACGGGGGGTTCGCGCGCAAGTCGCGCAACCCCTCGGGGGAGAGGTCGGAGCGGACGGCGCCGGCGAGGAAGATGCCGTGCCGGCCGTTGCTCGCCCGGACGAACGCGCCGACGTTGCCCGTCTTGTCGTAGTGGGCGGTCGCCGCCTCGAGGCTCGCGGTCAGCGGAGCGTGCTCGCCGCCGACGACCATCTTCCCGACCGTGACCGGGCTACCCTCGGCGGTGATGAGCGAGCCAAGGTGGAACGCGGAGAATCCGTTACGTGACGGCGGGGGCTTCACGCACTCGGACCGCGCGCCGTTCAGGAGGCCGACGTGGCAGGACTCCCACAGGGCGAGATGCCCGAAGACGCGGCCGTCCGCCTGAATCGTGATCGGGGTCGGCTCGTTCGGCTCCGGCATGTCGAACCACTCGGCCGGCGGCGCGAGCGGAGCGACCGCCGCTGTGCGCGCGGTCGGCTCGTTCGCGTACAGGGCGGCCATGTGCTTCACGGCCATCGCCCGTGTCGTGGAGCAGCCCTCTAGCCGTTTGGTCTGCTGGTTGATGACGCCCCACGGCTTCTCGGTCGAGCAGCCGGGATGATCTTTAGCGAGGGAATAAGGCATCAGCGACCTCCAAGGACTGTTCGACAACGGCGGCGAAACCGGGCGGCAGATCAGGCTGGTCGTGCTCGAACAGCGTCTTCGCGGCGTAGACCTCGATCCGGGTGCAGATCGCTTCCGCGTCGCCGTGCCCGACGCCCCACTCGGCGAGCACGTCCTTGAAGTCGTCGGTGCCGCCCTTCACGAGCGTCAGCGGGTCGCGCTTCCCGAGCTCCTCGAGCAGATCGGGGCCGAGCGCAGCAGCGACCACAGAGTCAGGGATGCCTGTCGTCTTCTGCCCGCACTCGTCGCAACCGGACGCCTTCCTGGCGGCGGCGGTGCGCAGGCGCGCGCCGGCGCGAGCGCGGCACTGGCGCAACGCGAGGGTCGCGGCACCCATGATCGAAGCGGTGCGCGCCTCTTGCCGTGACACGACGCGGCCGTTCGCCGGCTCTGGCGGGGGCGCCTGTGGGTTGCCGTTCTGCGGCGGGTCGGCGGGCGGGCCCGTTGGCGGTGCCGGCGCGAAGCCGAGAGCGGCGAGGTTGCGCGTGCGGAGCGCCAGCCAGTAGTCCTGCTCGTCCTTCTCCGGGGCGAGCGACTCGTCGATGCCCTTCAGCTTGCGATAGCCCGCGAACGAAATCATCCCCCGGTCTGCCGCCTCATCCGCATCGGTTGTGCGGTCGGGGCTGATGACGACCTGGGAGTCGTCGTAGCCGATCACGACCTGCTCCGGGTCCGGGAAGTTCGCGTCGCGAAGCGCCGGCCGCAGGTAGGCGGCGCAGAGGTCGTCGCCGAACTGCTCGGCGATCGAGGCGCCGTGCGCCCGCCACATCTCCTGCTGCACCTGGGCGGCCGTCCAGTGGTTCGCGTCGGTCATCCCGAGCAGCACTTCGGGCGGGAAGTCGAGTCCGAGCGCCATCCGCTTCACCGCCTCGATGCGGAGGTCGCGCTCGAGGTAGTCGTTCTGCGGGTCGTGGAGCTGGACCCACTTCAGCCGGTCGATGTATTCGTAGGCGCCCTCGAGGATGAACGGCACCTTCGACTCGGGCGAGTACGGGTTCTCGATCTGCGCCTGGATGTGGTCCATGATTTCTTGCAGGAACGGGTTGGCGTCCGGGTTCTCCTCCTCGCCCGGTTCGATCATCGAGTTCGGCGAAATCTCCGTGGGCAGCGCGAGGATGCCGTTCGTCAGCCGCGTCGTCGCGGTCGCGCGCACGGACGCGGTCAGGATGATGAGCTCCTCGGCGATGTCGAGGATCGCCCGGATCGGCGAGTCGGGCGCATCGGAGTGCTTCGGGTGCGGCGTCCAGAAGCGGTAGCCGGTCCCGACATCCTTCGTCTCCCGCCCGTTCGCGTCGAGACGGACGGCGGTGCCGTCGTCCCTGAACTTCATCTCCTCGCGCCAGAGGAACCGCCAGCCCTTCTCCGTGTTGTCGGAGCCGAACAGGACGCCCTCGCCGGTGACGAACATCAGCCGGCCGTAGTCGTACTGAAGGCGCGAGCGGCCGCCGCCGGGGTCCTGAATCGCGTTCAGCAGATCGACGGGCTCGCCCGACGTGATCTGGTCGGTCGAGCCGTCGTCTTTGAGCGTCGCTGGAAAGAAGTTGACGCGCGCGAGCATCCGCGCGTAGAAGTGACTCGAGAAGCGAATCTCGCCGATCTTGTCGTAGTAGTCGAGCGCGCGCGTCTGCCACGCCTCTTGCAAACGCTTCGCATAGGCCGACTGCTCCCGGCCAGTGATCTTCGACGCCGAGCCGACGAGCGCTCGGCGAACTCGACCTCGAAAGAACGCCACCTACTTGTCGTTGCTGCTCGGCTTCGGGCGCTTCTTACATCCGCACATGGTTCCCTCCGTGGCTAAAGGACGACACGGGCGGATTGTACGGCTACTCGTCGGACGTGAAGTATGCGAACGCCCCGACGAGCCCCGACACGGCGAGCGGGACCGCCGCGATCAGGCTGCCGTGCGGCCACAGCTCGTAGGCGCCCCACCAGGCGAGGCTGATCCAAAAGCCTGCACACCAGGGACATTCGAGCAGCGCCTCGACGTATTCGCCGCCGCGTTTTACGACCCACGCGCGCGGAATGTCGAGGATCGTGTCTTCGCCGATCAGCTTCCATGTTCGGAACGCGGCGAGGCCCAGTAGTAGTAAGGCGTACCAATCAGGGAGTCGCAACGTCTCTCCTCCGGTAGACGGCGATGGTGCCGGCGAGCGAGCAGGGGCCGTCCGGCATCAGTTCGTCGAGAACCTCGGTCACGTCGAAGCGGCCATAGTCGTGAAAGGCGATCCAGCCGGATTCGTTCGCGGCGTCCACGGCGATCTGCCAGTGGGCGCGAACGGAGTCGGCATCGTGGGCGGCGTCGATGAAGACGCCCCCGAAGATGCCGTTCTGGATCGGGACCTCCTCCACCCTGGCGACGACCACTTGAACGCGGTCGGCGACCTCGTAGCGTGCGAGGTTCTGCCGGAACTCGGCCTCGGTGTCCATTTCGCCGGCGTAAAAGTCGCCGTGATGCCAGTCGATCGCCGTTACGTGACGGGCGGTGGAGGCGAGCGCGATCGTCGAGCGGCCGAGCCAGGAGCCGACCTCGAGAACGTCGCGGTCCTTCGCGAGCCAGGCGAGTAGCGCGCACTCGTCGGGAGTGACCGACGATCCGACATCCCAGGCGAAGATCATGCTGGCACCCACGGGCCACCACCCTCGGACACTTCGACAATCTCTTTGCCGTCGCGCGACATCACTCGGTACGCGCGCTCAATCGGATTCTCCGTCCACCAGCGGTCGATGATCTTCCATGAGTCCAGTAGCCGGCCCTCGAGGAGCCCGAGATGCTCGGGGCAGACCGCGTGCCGACGGCATGTGCAGCTCATTCCGCCACCCTCCTCTCCACGTCGATGCGGCGGTCGCCGTAGGACCGCTGGTAGTAGGGGTCGTTCATGTCGCCGCTCGCGAGTGAGACGATGCACGGCTGCTTCACCCGTGTCCATGTGTAGCCCATCTCGGCGACGGCCGGCGAGAGGAACGAGTCCTCTGACCATCCGGGCGGATACTCGGGCCACGGCCGCTCGTCGTAGCGGAGGCCGCGGTCCCACAGCGTCCGCCTGATCACGCAGTTGCCGCCAACGTTGTGCGCCGCGTGCATCTCCTCGGGCCCGGTACGCAAACCGACCTGGCCGACCTTCGCCGTCTCGAACACACGCATCACTTCCTCGCACCATCCGGGCAGGAAGCTGAAGTCGTTGTCGGCGCGGTGCAGGAAGACGGCGTCGGCGCGCGAGTGCTCCCACCCCCGGTTGCAGGCGTAGCCTGGGTAACGGTTCTCGCCGAGCAGGATGAACGGGTGGAACGATTCCACGAGCCATTCCTGCGTGCCATCGTCGGAGCCGTTATCGACGATCGTGTAGTCGTACGGCAGGCTGACCGTTTCGAGGTACGACGCGACAGCGGCCTTCGTCAACTCAAGCCGGTTGTAGCTGATGAAGACGGTGTGGATCACGGCGCCGGCGGCTGCCCGTTCGCGATCACGATGCCGCTCGTCATCTGCGCGACCAGGCTGTCACGCACTTCGCGGCTGAACGCGAGCGTGATGACATCGCCGCTGCCCTTGTCGGTCATCGCGAGCTGCCACACTTCCTCGCCGTCCGGGCTCTGAAGACGGTTGACCTGGATGTGCTGGTTCCGAAGGTCGATGACTTTCATCCCTGCTCCTCTCTGTGTGAGGCCGCGACCTGCTCATACGCGGCGATGTACGCGGCCTTGTCCCGCTGAAGCTGATGGTGCTTGGAATCGTCGTTCCAGTGGGCAACGTAGACCGCTCGGCGGACACGCGAAATCCGGCAGCCCGTCCGCGAGATGCGCGCCCACAGGTCCCAGTCCTCGAGGCCGTGCGGCCAGTTGCGGAAGCCTCCGACCTGCGTGAACAGGCGGCGGCTGACGACGGTGCCGATCACGAGCCAGTTCGCCGAGTGCAGCGGCATCGGTGGCAGGAACCGCGCCGGCCGGTGGCGGCCGTTGCGCACGTAGGACACGGCGGGGGTGAATAGGACGGCGTCGTCGCCCTTGTAGCGGGCCCGGTCACGTTCCATTGCCGTGATGTAGCCGGGGGCGAGCTCGTCGTCGGCGTCGAGGAAGCACAGCCACTCGCTGTTCGCCCGCGCGGCAGCGCCGTTACGTGACGAGGCGACGTTCCCGTTCGGCTCATGGTGGACGATGACCTCGGCGCCCTGACCGACCGTGGACGGGACCGCCCGGTAGTGGGCGAGCTCCGACCAGCACTCGTCGCCATAGCTAGCAATCAGGATCGTTGTCGCCGGCGGTGTGTCCGCTTGCGCCATTGGAGCTCCTGCGGGAGAAGGCCGACATCGCCCCATTGCTCTGCGCGGACGATGAACAGCTCGTGGTCGGCGTGGAAGGTTCTGCGGCCCTTCGCGTAGGTGGCGTCGGTCGATGGCGCCTTCGCCCACGCGGGGTGATGGTGGATCAGCCGCGACTCGACCGCGAACGCCCACTCGTTCCGGGCCTGGGCGAGATGGCAGAGCTCGCGATCGACGTAGTTGTGGTCGTAGCCCTCGTGGAAGACGATTCCGGGCCCGTCGAGCGAGCCGCCGTGCTCGAGGACGTAGGAGCGGCGGATCAGCGGGTGGGTGGAGAAGTGGCCGTTCACGTTCCACTTGTTCGACTGATCGTTCGTTCCGATCACGCCCCGACCGCAGGCGAGCGCGATCGTGAGCGCGGTTGTGTCCCATCCGGGGAGCGGCTCGATGTCGTCGGCGGCGACGAACACGTAGAGGTTCTCGGTCGCGTTGAAGCCGACGTTTATCTTGCGCGGGAACTGGCTATGCTCCCCACAGACGAGGATCACTTCACCTTCTGTCTCACGACAGGCGGCGATTTGGTCCTCGTCTTCTTCTGTGCAGAGGAACACCAGCCGGTAGGGAACCGTGGCTGCCTGCCGGAACCGCTGCACGACGAGGGCAGCGTTCTGCGGCCGCCCGAGCACGGGGACGAGAACGTCGATCATTCCTGCTCGCCGATCACGAACTTGTAGCTGCCGACGAGGATCAGCGACCGGCCGGGGAGCAGCTTGTCCAGTTCTTCGCGGAGGCCGAGGAGGTCGGAGTCGGCGAGGTCGGCATCCTCAATGTGGACGATCAGGATTTCATCCGCTGCGACGCGAAGGGCTTTCACGTCCTCGATCATTCGTCCTCCTGCTCGACGGGTGTTTCGCTAGAGAAGTTCGGGACGAGCGCGAGCACCGAGAGCACAGTCACGTAGAGCACCTGACGCCCGAAGAACACCGCGCCGACGCCGGCGAGGATCAGCGTCCAGAATCCGAACGCGCGCCGGTCGTGGGACGAGAACTTGTTGACGAGCCAGTCCGGCGGGCCGTAGACGCAGCGAACGATCAGGCGTTTCATCGGCGGCCGTGTCGCTTCCGCCGCTTGAACCGAGTCCCCATTCGGTTCCTAATCGCGCGTTTCGCGGGGCGCTTCCCCGTCCCTCGATCCCGCAGCTCGGCGACCGCGAGGCGGAAACGGTACATCTCTACCTTGGGCCTCACCGGCGCACACGCGCCTTGAACGACGAGTACGTGCGCGCCATCTTGATCGGCCGCGCCGTCAGCCAGTTCATCGCCTGCGACCACGCATCGACCTCGTCGTCGTAGCGGGCGTTCGGGAAGC